TATAACATGATCAAATTGAGATCCCTGGGATTTATGAACTGTAATTGCATAACCAAGCTCAATATTATTGACTTGTGTTCCTTCTATATATACCTCTCCAATTCCCATAAAAGAAATTAAAAGAGCTTTATCTTCTGGGAATACTTTTTTAATAATTCCAAGATTACCATTAAAAATAGGTGGATTGGTTTTGTATGTATTCTGTGTATTGATTACTTTATCTCCTTCTCGAAGAATTGTTACTTTGCCCTGTGATATAGCCTCAATTTGTTCCTTATTGTTATCTTCCGGATTATATAAATCCTGAATCGTATTATTAATGTTATAAGTGCAAGCATCACCTTGTTTCCTAACGGGGGCAAGTATCTGAGTTTCCATAACATTGAAATTCTTTGTGTTCATTGCTTCTGAAAATCTCTGCGCTATTTTATAGAAAGTATTGCTCTTATCTGAATAACAATCTAATGATAAATCCTGTAATTCACCTCTTGTCTCTGTACCAACCCAATCTTTTTCTACAATCTGTATTCCTTTACGAATACGTCTTGCTTCTGTAATAATAGCTGAAGCTGCTGCTTGTCTATGTACTTGACTAAGATATACAGTAGGAATCTCAGGAGAATTGATCATATCAAACGCAATGTTGCCACATCCAATTGACTCTAACTGTCCCATATCTCCAAGACAGATAAGCTTTGCACCTGAAGGGATTGCTCTTAAAAGATAATAGAAAAGATAAGCATCAACCATTGAAATCTCATCTACGATTACAATATCAACATCCAATGGATTTTCATCGTGATATGTAAAACCATTCTTACCTCCTTCATCAGTACAAGGATATTTAAGCAATCTATGAATTGTATATCCTTCTTCTCCTGTAATTTCAGCCATTCGAGAACTTGCACGACCAGATAAAGCACACTGTACATATACATAATCTTTTAATGCTTCAAGAAAAGCAGACACGGATGAACTCTTACCTGTTCCAGCTTCACCATGAATAACAACTACATTGTTTTCAAGTGCTTCTTTTACACCCATTCGTTGTTCTTCTGTGAACTGCCAACCATTCTTATGTTCTACATGCTTGACTGTATCTTCCCAATCACCATATGTAATCTCTGATTTCGCATCTCTTAATCGGATTAGTTCTTTGGCAATTTTATCTTCAATATTGTAGAATTTCCTAAGACCAATCTGTGTCTTGTCTTCATTCCACCACAATTCATCGCTCATATCATGAATAGCTTCTGTAATATTCATGTCGGGAACATCTTCGCCAAGTTCATCAATAATTGCCCCCATTAACTCGTCAGGTGTAATCCATGAACAACCATCCTGACCAGAATCTTCAAGGTATTTATAGATAAAAGCACTAATACGTTGAGAACAAAATTCTTCCATTCCACTATCAAGAGCTATTTTATCTGCTGTTTTCCAACCGATTCCTTTTACTTCGTTACATAAGATATATGGATTATTTTTAACCTTTTCAACAACTAAATCGGGCGAATTGTATTGTTCCATTAATCTATTCACCATATTGTTTGTAAGATTATACTGCTCCAACTCTGAGAAGATTTTTGCTAAATGGATATTCCGATTAAATCTTTCAATCCATCTTGCAGCTGTATCTAATCCACAACCTCTGACCTTTACCAAATCTTCTGCTTTATTTTTCTTCAAAGAATCAAACGGATCATCCAATGCGACATACATATTTTCAATCTGAAGTGGAGTGAACAAAGTGGACAAGAATTTCTTCTGTCCAACTTTGTCATTCTCATTAAAGGTAATGGCACTATAGATTGATATAATATTGTATTGCCCTCCCCATTTGGGATCTTCTACATAATCTGCCACTAATACATATGGATTACCTTCAACCAACTGTGGCATTGTACCCTTGATTATGATTTGATTGAATTTGTCGGTCTTAGGTTTACCCCCTTTGACCTTATCTACTGAGACAACAGCAATTCCAAATTCGTTTTTATAAAATCGTATTGTCTCTACACTACATATAATTTTTATTCTATCTTCTGATGCCATTAGTCCTCACTTTCCTTTTAATCAACTTTTGTTCTTTCAGATTGAAGTAGCAATGTACCGTCTGAATGTATCTCTTGAATTTTATTTACTGTATGCTGGTAAATTGTGTCTTTGTAAATCATTGGTCTGAAACTATCGTCCCTTCTGCTTCCTGCCACAACAATCTTTGAACCTCTACTTAACCAACTTCTTTCAAGTACAGTCTTCTTATCACTATTCGGATCAAGCTTTGCTGAAATTTGTTTATTATAAAATGCATAGTGACCTTTATTAAACTTCACATGTACTGCACCATACTTTGTAAGAAGTGTAACCATACAATGCAAATTATCAGCATTGATAATTGTTCCTGCTATTCTTGAAATCTTAAATTTAGGAATTTTCTTTGGTGAACCATCAATATAGCGAGTGTAATAATCGTAAGGTTCTGGTTCTTCTGGTAAATCGAAGAAATTAACTATGCCATATAATTCTTCATTAATATTCTCCAATTCATGCTCACCATCATAGAAACTTAATGCTTGCATAGACCAAGAAGGTAATGTACCATCAGCATATTGATTCCAAACAGTTTTAAATAAAGCTTCATTATAGAGGTTTAATGTATCAGTATTGTCAAACCAATCCTTTAATGGTTGAATGTATTTATCAACCTCTTTAGTAAACAATTTTTCTGATACAATATAATATTCTCCCTTTATTTTAATTGCTGAGTTTTCTGTGAAATGTTCCTTGAAGAAAGGCTGAGAATTGTTGTCGAGAATATAATAACCATCATGATATCCTCTTTTGGGTACTTTCTTTCCTTCATCTATATGCTTTTCATACAATCCTTCATCATCTAAAACATATTTTTTGAAATTAACCATACGTTTTGCTAAATCTAATGATTCAGGAATAATACCCAATTCTGTCATTTTTGCGAACTGTTGCATTGTAATCTTGTCACTTGGAGTAAAAGCATAGTTTTTTAAATACCAACGCATAGTTTCTTTTCTATCTGATGAGTGCAACTCTGTAAAGCAACCAGCTTTAATTAATTGAACCATTTTTGACTTGGTAATAAGCTTTGTATCAAGCATTTTACGAGCGAAATCTTCCATAGAATTAAATGGTCTGTTCTGAATAATTGCTTGTACAATATCATCGCCTATACCATTGATACCCTTTAGTCCAAAAATGATACGATTGTTCTCAACATCTGCTTTAAAACCAAAGTCTGCTGAGTTGATAAGTGGAAGTTCTACTTTTACATTCTCTTTTTGAACAGCCGCTATTGCTATTGCCATCTTTCCATAATTGGTAGAATCACCTGCATTTTCATCTATTGCACCAGAATCTACAATTAAATTCGCTGTCTGCCAGTAAATCGGGCTGTATTTATAACACAAATTCAGCTCTTGAAGACCTATAATCGAGTAGGCTAGTGTATGACTTTTATTGAATCCATACCCTCGCTGGGTGCAAATAAGCACATTCCACACATAGTTCGTTAAATTCTTTGATAAATGCTTCTCTTCCGCATTAGCAAAGAATTCTTCTTGTAATTGCAAGAACTCTTTTGGTTTCTTCTTTGCGACCGCTTTTCTTAATCTATCACCCCAAGCTAGTGAGAAACCACCAATCTTCGGATGCATTGTCAAAAGTACCAAATACTCCTGGGCTTCACAGATACCAAATGATACTCCAATAATATCTTTCAGAATATCTTGTTCTTCTTGTGTCAGACCATATTCAGTCATTTCATCATACCAATACTGGATATTTTCTCTAAAACGAGCATATTTCTGTAATGGTGTTTCAGCACCTTTTTCTTGTGCCATAAGTCGCAATACTGAGTTAATGGTTGCTAGTTCATCAACAGAAGCAGGTTTTGCTAATGCAACCGCCTGTACACCACTCTCTTTCTCCATCTGAAAGAATGACATTACTTTGTGATTCCAAAGCATTTCCCACATATCTTTAGCATTACGTTCCAAAGTATATACGCCAATATATTTTTCATAAGTAGATTTCAATGAACCTTGCCACTCTATTACATTATTCTCCAAAAGCAGTTCCAACTCTGCTTGCATTTTATCCAAAGCATCAATACAAAGCAGATCGACTTTAATAAGAGAACAATCTTCACACATATGTAAATCAAACTGAGTAATAACATCACCTGAATTTGTTTTCATAAGTGCTGTTGTATCTGTAAATGGTCTATCAACTAAGATAATTCCACCTGCATGTGAACCTACACCATTGACAAGTCCTTCTATCTTCTGTGCAGCTTCCCATAATTCAGGATATTTATTCATTTCTGTAACAAATTCTTGTACAGGTGGGTTATCATCATCACCATAATACATTTGTGATAAAGTTCTTAATTGACCTCTATCGGCTACAATCAATGAACTAATATACTGGGCTATATCATTATCAATCTTCAAACCACGAGCCGCTGTTAAGATAGCACTTCTACTCTTTTCAGTTGATAATGTCATAACCTTACTAACTCTATCTTCTCCATATGTATCTTTCATAGCCTGAATAACTGCTTCACGTTTTGAACCACATATATCAATATCAATATCTAAAACAGAAGCACGTTCTGGATTCAAAAATCTCCAAGGATACGTCTTTGTTTTTTCTCTTAATGGATTAATCTGTGTGATACCAAGAATATTTAATAGACAAAAACCTACACCAGAACCTCGACCAGCCCCTACCAATGTACCTGCACTCCAAGCTATCTGTACGTCAATAGCAATCTGAAGAAGATATTTAGACCAACGAACCTTCATTTTTTCGGATGAATCCTTTATATAATGAAGACATTCGTTTATTTTTTCATAAGCTTCGTCTGTTTGGTAATAAGGATCTGTGTCAATATAAGCAACAATATCTCTTACTAAATGCCTATCACA